ATAAAGAATTATCGGTTTCGTTTTTCCACATATAGCTATCAAAGTCCGGTTGAACATAGTTCTTCAGGATATTCACATCATGGGAAATTTTAAGTAGGTTTTGGCGAACCAATGCCTTGTGGTAAATAACCTTCTCTAATTTTTTTAGGTTTTCAGGTTTGAGTTTTTCACAATTCTCCGCATGAAAAACTTTATATTCCTTTTCATTGATGTAGCACATATAAACTGGCAGCTTGGATGAAAGATGGTAGATAGCCACCTGAGTTAAATGATTTAAGGGAGGCTCATCAGGCAACCTAGCGGTATTCCAGCTTCTGGTTCCATCTTTTTTAAGCCTACCCCTTCTAGGGAATGAACACTTGTCCTCCACAATGATAGGACCTTTATGATCCAAGTAGCCATGAATAGGAATGTTAATGCCTTTCAAGGTCATATAGGCTTCGATCTCAGGCTTGGTCTTAGCAAAACCAGGAATGGTTAAATGTGCTGCATGACCATTCCTGATAAATGCTTCTACTACCGTTTTAAGATAGTCTAACTTTTCTCTCTGAGTTTGATCAAAGACAACAATCTTATCTATTTTTTCTTTAACTGATGTGAATGTCATCTTTATTTTCTTCAGCAATAGAGATTCTTGATCTGTTATCAATTCGATCAAAGGCTTTATGGATTTTTTTCATAAGAGAATTAGTAAAATCAAAATCTCTTATGATTTTCTTCCCTCCTGTTTCATCCAGTAGTTCCTTTAATTCGTTGGCTGGACCAAACGTAGCTTTGACATTAAAGGTTGAACCATTTTGATTAAGTGGTTCTTTTTCAAAATCTCTAATATCCCAGCCAAATTTTCTACAAATTAAAAAAAGCTGGTCAGCTCTCATGCAATTATTTCCACCTTCAAACTTTTGTTCCTGTTGAAATGTGACGTTGAGAGCTTCTGCTACCTTTGTCTGATTTAAGCCGTCTTTGACTCTTTTTAACACTAAGTTCTTAGCAATGTTTCTTGCTAGTCTTAGGTCCTGCGGTTTCCTTTTTGACATACTTTTCCTTTCCCTTTCATTTAGCGTATAGAATACCCTTGATCTAAACACAATTTTAAGTTTAATTATTATGTGTAGATAAATTCTTGCTTATTTTTTAAATCAGAAATCTTTGCAGTGATACGATGTTGTTCATCCTGTTTTTCTCTATACAGTCTTTTATGCTTATACATCAACTCTACCACTTTCTTTTCTTTGCTTTGTAGATCCCTGATCACTTTTGGTTCTATTTCCGCCATATTGTTCCTCACCAATCACTTTTATATTTGACTTGGTAAAACGCTGATCGGTGATGGTTACTTTAGCATCTTTACCAGGCTCATGTTGAAGATGAGCTTTCTTAACTGCTTTTTCAGTGCTATGTTCATCTTCAAAAATCTCTGAGAACTTAACAGCCATTTCATAAAAGAAATCTTTTTGTACTTGTTTAACCATTAAGTTCAATGTTCCTTCTATACCCCTTGATTTTAGTTACCTCACCTCTGGCAACCAACTTATTAACCAAGACGGTGATCGAATTTTTACTTTTATAACCCAGTTCATCACACATTTCCTGAAACGTAGGGTTGTACTTCTTTTTTCTAACGTACTTTTTAATAAAATTCAATACATTCAACATCTTCGGTGTCATCGGTACTTTATTTTTCATTCGCTTTATCCTCATTTTGTACTAATTTCCTAAGTAATTCGTTGTAACATTGAACGTCATCACTTGAATCTTTTTTATATTTTTTATTATTTAATACCCTCCATAGCTTTAAAATAATCATAAAAATACCAAAGATTCGATTGGGTACTTTTATCGTTACTCCGTTATGGGCAGATAAAATTCTTTCCAATATGCCTGTCATAAGCCAAGAGGTCGTATCAAAATTGCCATAATCATTTTGTTTTTGTTTAAGCATTTTATCTATTTGATTTAAAAATCTGACGTTATCTTCCATTTGTTTTTTTCCATTCTCTATATTCTTTAATCCATGTTGAATCTCTGTCTTTCCATCTTTTATCCCAAGCCCAGCCATGAATTTGACCTGAAATTTTCTCAATCCAATGAAGGCAATTGTCTTTAATATTTCTGAAGATATAGAATTGTTTAATCATAAACATATTTATTTCCATTATTCCCAGTTCTTCTTTTCTAAAATATAATTTTTATGTATGGATGAACCACTGGTTTTAATAGGAAAGAATCCATTAGATTTTCCAAAAAGTTTAACCGTTCTTAAATATCTCTCTGAATTAAACTCCGGTCTTTCTCCTTTGGATAGTTTTATAATCTTGGCATAACTAAAGATGCCTTCTATCCCTTCCATTTCATTCAGGTATTTTTCAAAAAGTTCCGTTCCCTTTTGCTTTCCATAATCCTCAAAGAATTGTATTAAAGCCGGTTTCATTGAATCCAACCTCCATCTAAGCCTTTGCAGTAGTATGCCCAGACTTTTTTACCTTGATACTTTAACCCCTCAGGTAAATAATCTGAGATCGTCATCTGCTGCACATACTCCAAACAACCAAGTAAGGGAGTGGTGGCTGAAATAACTTTTTCAACCACCATATTATGAAGATGTAAATATATAACAATTTCCATTAATATCTGCTTTGCATATACAAAACTATAAAACCGAACATTAAACATATTAAATATATGTAGTATTCCTGTTCTATAAATATTTCAAAAAGTAAGTTTTTCATCTTTACTATCTACCGTTTTACTAGCTACTGTTCCTTTTGGCTCATTGGCATAACCTGAAAGAATTTTTCCTTCATCATTTAACCAACCAATGAGAGATTTCTTTCCACCTACTTCGGACCAGGTAATATCCCCTGTAAATTTGGAATCATCACCCATGAATAAAATCCCTGTCTGACTAAAGACTTTAATAAATTTAGTATTTCCATCTTTAGATTTTCCTTTAACTCCTAAGATTGTGCCTTTATATCCATTCTTTAATTTAATATTGCCTGAGAAAGTAATTTTAACAGCCTTCTCATGACTTGGATCGTATTCAAATAAAGCAAAATCTTTTTCTTTACCAGTTTTTTCCATAAGTTCCTCCTTTTTTATTTATGGTTTCTTCTTGCTTTTTAAAACGACCTTCGATTAAGTCGTTCTTCGTTTTCCAATCTGAATACAAAGCATTTAACCTTGTAACCGTAGTGGTTTTTTCTATTGGAAGATTGTCGTTGGTTTGTCCGTTGCCTTGTTGTTTTAAAGCATTGGTCATTTCTTCTGCACTTGCAAATTCCTGTCCACTTAATCCAAATGCAGCTAGGCAACGCCCTAAAGAAGAGCTGAAGCATACCTCCAATGCACTTGTTTTATTTATAAATGATGAATCTCTTTTCTCTTCTGCATGTCCAGTCGAATAAGGAGTTTCACCAATATATAATGTAGTTTTGGTAACAACTCTTTTTTCGTCTTGAAAAACTATTTGTTCATCAATTCTAATTTCAGGAAAAAACTTTAAAACATGTTGTAATCTATCTTTCACCATAGAATAATTTTTTCCTTTAATGGGGATGGTGCTGATTTGATTCATGGTATTAATACATTTTAATCTTCTTTCTTTGAACCCCCCTTTGTTTTTATCTTCTGAGTTCCCTTTACTCTTCTCTTCTGTATTCCCTTTATTTTTGATCTCTGATTTCATGTACCTTTCCTTCTGTTAAATTAATACGCACCCTTTTGTCAGATTCGTAAAACTTTTTTTTGACCGGATCATATTTGATTTTTCCTAAAAGCATTTCCGATATGTTTGATCCTGATAATTCCATACCGAAAAGCTGTTTTAAATAATCTCTTTCCTTTTCATTTAAATGTTTCTTGGTTTCTTTGTTGAGTAAAAAAAGCATGGAGTGAAAAAAAGAAAAGGACATCACATATTTCTTTTGCATCACTTCCATCATCTTATGAAAATCCCCTCTGTTCTGTTCGCTACCCATGAGTTCAAAGAACATATTGTCGCTATCTTTAATGCGTTTTTTTTTCTTCAAGTTTTTCTCCATAGAATTTAAGCACCTCTTTAATTAATTCAAAAATCTTTTCCTTGCCATTTTTATTAAAAGCAACATA